ACTTCGTTTACAAGGCCGTAGAACAAAATATACAAGTCCTAACAAATCACGACTGTTTCGCGGTACATGCGGCCAACGCTGGAGTAACTCATAAGACACTACACGACACATTTAACGAACTATATGCACCCAATTGGTTACTAGGTTTTGTGGATGAAGTACAGATGAAAACTGGAGTCTCACTGCCTGACATGCCTAAACAAGGCAGTCTAGATCCAAGACTTATTGGGACAAATCCTTACTTGTTTTCCTGATATAAACATATCCTTCATACGACCTTTACAAGAACGCAGAGTACTGTAGATTCATAAGGCAAACTTATTGATGGGGGCATCAACATTGGAACTCTACAAAACACCGCTAGGTGAAGCTCGATGGTTTAAATGTTTAGGTGAAGCCAGAAAGGCATACGAAGAAGGCAAGCCTGACGAATGGTCATTGGAATTGCTACACGATGAAAACGATGGAGCTTTTAAAAAGTGGTACGAATCTATGGAGGATAAGTTCTACGAATTACACGGAAGCAATGCTAAAAAGAATACTTATTGGTTTAACTGTCTTCCAGACAAAGAAGATTCAACGAAGTCTGTTACTAAATTCAAAAAGACTTGTTGGGTTAATAACAACGGTACGAAAACTGTTGGCCCTAATGTTATTGATTCAACCTTAGAAAAGTGGCCTATTAATAAAGAAATAGGCAATGGATCTAAGATCATCGTTGGTTACACCATAAGAAAGTGGAGCGGCAAGGCAGGATGTGGAATGTCATTTGATCCTGTAAAAATAATGGTTATGGATTACGTGGAGTATTCAGGCGGTCCTTCTATTTCCGATGATGAGTTCTTTGGCGAAGTCCAAGGCGGTTACTCATTAAAGGAAGACGCTGAAAAGTCCTTTTAATGCTGAAGTTTAAGCAGATTGATTTACCTATACGTCCAATATCCAAGCCAAGACCAAGATCATTTATGGGCCAAAAGCGTCCATACAATCCACCTCAATACAAGAGTTGGTTAAAAGAAGCCAAGGTTCATTTAAAAGAACAATGGAAACTTGAACCACTCACAAAAGTACACCGATTAGACATGTTCTTTCGTGGTGCAGAAATGGGAGATCTTGATAACAAATCTGGCTCAGTTATGGACGCAGCTAAAAACATTCTGTGGACAGATGACAGCGTGAAAGTTATTCCAAACCTCAATCTTGCATTTACAAAAGTGAAAATCAAAGACTCTCACATCATTATTCAAATCACTTGGGAGGCAGACGATGATTAGATGCCCTCATTGTGGGCATGAAGAATCAAAAGTTGATAGCCAACCTAAAAGCTCTAATGGGGAGATTAGGCGTTATCGCATTTGTAAAAAGTGCCACAGAACATTTACCACTCTTGAATATTTAGCCATTAACGCTGGCAAAACAAGAGGTTTAGTTCCTGATATTCCAGTTAAGGGGGGTGATGGGTGAATCCCGCTTTCTTCGTCACGCTCCTTGTGATTCCTGTGACAGCAGCGACGCTCTTGCGATCTACACGGATCACACCTTTTGCTTTAACTGCCAAAAATTCACCAAAACAGAAGAAGGAGAAGAAGTTAAAAAAACTTCCAAACCGCAACCTGTTCGGCCAATGATCGACGTTGATCTAACAGTTCCTTGGGATGCAGATCACTACAGAGGAGTTCCTAAAAAAGTTCTCGATCAATACGGCGTTTACAAATATGCCGATGGAGTGGCCTTCCATTACAGGGACAAAAAAGGTGTCAACATCGCTCAGAAAATCAGAGAAAATGGAAAAACTAGCTGGAGAGGAGAAGCAAAGAAAGTCTCAGGGTTTGGTTCACATCTCGCAAATCCTAGCCACCACGACGCAATCGCTATTTGCGAAGGAGAAATGGATGCGCCAAGCATCTACTCCTCCACCAGAGGGACAGTCGTAGGAATTTCCGTTCCGAATGGGGCTCAAAATGCAGGGAATTTCGTCAAGAAACACATTGATTTCTTTAGTGCTTTTAAAACTATCTATATCGCCACAGATATGGATGAGCCTGGAGAAAATGCAGCCAATGATCTCGTAAGTCTTTTTGAAGCCGGAAGAGTTAGGCGTGTTGTCTTTCCTAAGAAAGATGCCAACGACACTCTGCAAGAACTAGGAAGTCATGCAGTTAATGAAGCCATTAAAGCAGCCAAGGAGCTGCGACCTGATGGGATTAAATCTGCTTCTACCTATGCAGGTTTAGTTAATAAACCACCAGAAAGAAAAGCTACTAATTGCGCTTTCCCTTACTGGAATGACAAGACTCCTTTTTACGACAATCAACTCATCGTCTTAATAGCGGGTTCAGGCGTGGGTAAGACAACCTTTGCCAGAAGTTTAGCTATCGGAGATATGGAGCAATCCATAAAAGTGGGGTGGATAGGACTAGAAGAAACAGCCGAAGAAGCAGTCTTTCGTTTTGTTGGTCAAGCAGCACAAGTTCAAATCCATGCCAGAGAAAACTATGCGGGTCTTACTGATGAGCAAATTCAAAACATTGCTCAAGCTGACAAGTTTATTACTGGCTCTGGAAGGCTTGAGCTATTTGATCACTTCGGATCTCTCGATGAAAAAGTCATCCTCCAGCGGATGAATTACATGGTTAGAAGTCTTGGTTGCCAACACATTTACTTAGATCATTTAACGATTTTAGGAAGTGGGTTAGCTCAAGACACAAGGCAGTTAGACGCTCTCGTTACAAAGATTAGAAGCTTTATTGCCGCTACTAAATGCACAGTATTCGCTATTAGTCATCTCAATCGCTCTTCTTCTGGAGAGAACTTTGAGAACGGAGCTGCACCAGAGCTGCACAACATTAGGAACTCACATTCAATTGTCCAACTTGCCGACACGATATGGGCTTTAAACAGATCGAGGGGTTCAAACCTCACTCACTCAAAATGCCTGAAAAACCGCATGTTGGGGCGTTGTGGCTATGCAGGCTCTTTCGAGTTCGACGAAAAAACCCAAAAACTAAGACACGTATGGCACGACCAGGATTCGCAGTTCTGACTTGGAAGCAGCTCAACAGAGCCCAAGCAGTATTCATCTTTTTCCGAGCATCACATTGGAAACAAGCAATGGTTACTGAAATGTACCCAACCTCATGCACCGTTATCTACAAAGAAAATGACAGAGATCACTCAACAAGAATCGTTGACCTCGAAAACATTAGAAGCGTCAGGGAAGTTGACCCAGAATCAAGAGATTCTAGTCAGAGCCCTGAAGCAGAAAGCTGAAGAGGCGTACAAAGAGGCACACAAAGAAGGAAACAAAGTTCAAGAGATTTGGAACGACGGCTATGTAACAGCTCTCCTTCACGTCTTGGACAATTACGGATGACTTCTGCTGAAAAAATTAAATACGCAGAGGAGCGTATTCGTCAGTTGCAACTTTTAATTAAACATTGGAAAGAAAATGAAAAAAAAGCTCTTCTATGACATCGAACCCGACGCTTATCGGGCTATGTCTAGCGCACAATATGAATGTGAGTGGAGTCCAGAGATATGGACTTATCAAACAAACCTAGACGAGGCTAAACATGCTGTTACCGCAGAGATCGACCGCATCCAAAAACAATGCCCAGAGCATGAAATATTCTTGGCCTTGGGTGACTCCAGTAATTTCAGGTATGGTGTCTATTCCAATTACAAATCAAACAGACGTAAATATAGAAAGCCAGCGGGGTATTCAGTATTACGGCAATGGCTACGTGACACATTTAAAGTCATCACGCTAAAGCTAACTGAAGCCGATGATGTTGTCGGAATTTTGGCTGATGAAGAGAGTGGAGATGTTATCTACTCAAGGGATAAAGATTTAAAAACTATTCCAGGGAATCACTTAAACGCTGAAGGTAAGGTTGAAAAGATTCAACTGTTTGATGCTGATCAAGCTTTTTATCGAACGATTTTAACGGGCGATGCTACTGATGGATTCCCTGGATTAAAGGGCTACGGCCCCGTTGCAGCAAAGAAGTTACTTGCTGAATGTACTAGCGAATTAGATATGTGGGAGAAGGTAAGAGCTGCTTATTTAAAGGCAGCAGCGAAAGATCCTGATGTACCAGACATACTTTCTCAAGCTAGGTGTGCAAGGATTTTGAGACAGACTGAATATGACTTTACGGCTGAGAAACCAATCGAATGGCAACCACCAACGTCTATCGAAGGCGTTTTTATTCCTACATACCACGACTAACCATGCCAGCAACTAAACGATTCAAAATCAATGATTCTGTAAACAAGAAAAGAACTTCAGGAATGTATACAGAAGTTGGCCCTGCCGTTGGGAAAATTATAGATATGAGGGTTAAATTCGACAAACGAGATCGTCCAGGCTATTACTTAACAGTTAAATGGACTGACGGGAGAACTTCAGAACATGCCCAACACATGCTTGTACCAGCTCCATAAAGGGTGCTTATTTCGATATATCATGTTTAAAATAATATCAACGACCCTGCAGACTTAGCTTATGGCTGATCAGACACCAACAAAACCAGAGGAGAAAAAAGACGAAAAGAAAAATTTAATGCAAAAAATTCAGGAGAAGATACCTGATAGAGACGAACAGTTTGAATATGTCAGTATTGCCGTGAGGCTTTTGGTAGTTTTTTGGTCGGGTGCGCTCGTAACTTTAAATTATTTACCAAAAATTCCTGGCCTTACGAGTGGAGAGAAACAGGATATAACTTTCCCTGCGAGTTTGCTAGCGAGTTCGCTCGCAAGTTTCGGACTTGAGAAGAGTGCAAAGAAAAAAGGTGATGGAACATATTCTGTTAACTCAGAAGATAAGCCTATGAACAGAAAAGAAATAGAAGCATATTTAAAATCACAAGATGTAATCAGGGTTGACAATAGATTTACTTTGGTTCCACAAGGAACAGAAGTTAAACCTATCAAAATTGACCCAATTACAAATAAAGAAATTGGCCCTGACGGGAAACTAAAACTATGAAACGACTACTAATTCTTTTCCTACTAGCATCACCAGCTAACGCTGATATTCAGCATACGATTTCTAAATCATCTTCTCTTACTGTGGGAGCCGCAGCGACCCATGCAAAACGTGTTGGCACATCGTATTCTATTTCGGGCAGCGGAATTGACACAACGGATGGCACGACTGCTAACACAATTTCAGCAGGGACAGTAACTTCAGGCCTTTATGTTCCAGGTGCAATTGCCGTAACTCAAGACGTTCCAGGGGCAGCATTTAGTTTTAGTGCCTCGCTGACTACTGGCGATACTTTGCCTACTAGCGCAGTTACTACAGGAGCCACTCCTAATTTCTCAGACATTATCACCACGGCCTCAGGCACAGCGGGATCGCTTGGCTCAACTATTACTGATCAAGCTCTCACAATAACTGCGGGAGGGGCAAATACTGTTGCACTGGGACAAATAATTAATGAAATCAAAGTGGACTAAGATTGCGCTTCTATTTATTATTTTTGCCCCACAAGTTAGGGCAGAAAAGATAGTGCCAAATTTTCAGCAGGGAGTTTTAAATAATCACACTGAAACTAAAAGTGTTATAAATCGGGACTTGACTATTTACGAATTCAGGACAGGGTATAGCCTGACAGTTGGTGGGGTCAACGTCAAACCATCAACAACAAATATTGCACCTTCAGGGTTCGTTAAAACACCAGGAACAGTATCAGGAGTCGCTACTACTTACGTTATGCCAGATCTATCAACTAAGCCTCAGTACTCAATAGTTAGTGAAGGTGCATCCTTTAGTTACTATGAAACATTAGAAACACCAGGAATAAAAAGTATGACAAAAATAATTGAAGAACAAACCATAGAAAGTATTAGCGACTCGACGAGTACTTTTCAATGAAAAATATATATTTAGCTCTTTTATTTATTACTTTACCCGTTAAATCCTTCGCACAAAGTATTAATACTTCGAGTCAATCGACGGGCAGTGTGGTCAACCAAGCCGTGCAAATCGTGCCTTCTCGCCAGTTCCAATATCAACTGGGAGCAAATCAAGTTTGTCAGGGAGCAACATTAAATATATCGCCTTTCCTTAGTCATACCAATAGCTTTGGGTCACCCTATCAACCGTATTATTCTAGGCCAATCTATTCTACGAAAGATATAGAGGGTGCTTTTGATGCAGATAACAATCCAATTGGAGATGGCGAACCAGATGAACCCACAAAAATAATTAGAACAGAGTCAGTAAGAACAGGGATGCAAGAATCGAACACAAGTTTAAACGGCGGCATAACCGCTACATTCAGTATTCCATTATCTTTCAGATACCAGAAGCTTTGCAAGCTTGGGATGCAAAGACAAGTTGAATTATACGAGGCTTCTTTAGCATCAAAGCGGTTAAATTACGAAATGTCCAGATTAGCGAGTTGTGGAAAATACATTAAAGAGGGTATTATTTTTACTGGAGAAATGGCAAAGATATGTTCAGATGTGAAAGTAGTTTCGCCTCCTAATGTGAAACATACCCATGCTATTTCTTCCGATCTCTCTGTAACTTCCGACGCTCAAAAGTAGATAATACTTTTTGTTTTTTACCAATCATTTTTTTAACTTTAGCTATTAATTTTTTAAATATTGGCTTAAGAACTTTAGTTAATATGGGCGTGATTGTAGCGGCAGTTGTGGCTACGACTGTGATTCCAAATGTTGTTAATGCAACTGAGGCACTAGGAAGATACTTATCTGCAATATTAGTTGGCCCCCATATCTCAAGGCACTTATCCCCGACCAGCTCGAACCCGATTACCTTTTCTTTTGCCTTTGCATTTCTTATATCCCCCAACCGATACTGTTGATCTTTAGCTGGACATTCAATTTCTATGTCTCCTGTATCAGCTAAACCTGCATCTAAATCTGAATTATTATTCTTGTTTTTTTGTGGTTTTGTTTCGTCGTCAGGGGGTGTTGGGGTAGGAGGTTTTTTTAAAGTTTGCATTTTTACAGGGTTATATCTCATCGGTTCAAAGAACGGAAAGATAAAATCAAACCCTGGCTTTTCTACATTTAATTCTCTTGTTATCTGAGGAGTAGTAGGAAGACTATTTATTTTTGGTATCCCAACTTTCTCTACTTCTATCTTTTCAATCTTCACTTAGCAATCTACGAAGTCGCCACCTATCTCTTTCCCTAATTGGGCCGCCTTTTTGGTGGCTAATGCGCTGGCAATCCAGCCCACCAGAGGTATTCCAGACAAAGTACTTGCTGCTGGAGTGGCAGTAATTAACGAAGTTCCAACTATCTCTCCCTGAGACTCCGCGCTGCCTTTATTTTTTATGCACTGGAGATAGCTGGCTGCTAACTCTGCATCTCCTCCAGGTCGATGGGCAACATATTCTTTTCTTACATAGTCAGTCTTACCATTCCATTTCGTCTTCTCAGAAGAGAATAAAGTTGTCTTAGGTTGGTGCATATTATGTGTAACTACTACCTCTAAATCACCAGACTCAGAACGGTTGTATCGCAGTTGACTTGCCGAGTTCTCAGTCGTTTGGAGTCGAGCTAAATCGGGTATGCCGTCTTTATTTGCAGAGGACAACAAAGTTAAAGACATCAAGTTACTAGAAATCAGTCCTATTCCTAGTAGTCCAGGTAAAAAATATTCTTTCATTTAAGTAGTGCTGGCCCCGTGACGTTAGGCATTTTTATTTGATTTTGAATTACATCGACCATTTGATCCTGAAGAGTCAAAATCATATTATTCATAAATTCAACTCGTTTCATATACATTATTCCTCCTCCAGTTACAACCATTAAGGACATAACAAATGATGCTACTGACATAGCATTACAGATTTTTTGCAGCATTAATTCTACGGCCGTGTAGATATAGCCTAGCTCTTCTTATTAACTATGCAAATCAATTACTCAGTAACTTCCACCCACTCTTCTTTTGTATTATCCCAGTTATAGTTTTTGCCATCTGTA